GTTTTCTTTAAAACCTCGACATCATCTACCAAGCCCAACTTATAAGCATCTAAATACATATTGTACTCAGCCATCCTATTGGATGGTAATGTTGAACCTGATACAATCCGAATATCGTGCTGTCCTAACGATATATCATTTTCAATACTTAATAGCTCACGCGTCTTGTCATCATATAATTTGCTATTAATAGTGAACTCTGTTAAATCGTTGTTTGGTTGCACTATTCTAAAAGTCTTTTTGAAGTTGTAATGTTTTTTAGCAAAGTTGTACACTACTCTGCCTAACACATCGAGACTTCCCTCTATATCTCTTAACTTCGATCTCCCTCTGCTTTCCCCCATCTCTTGTAATAAATAAGTTCCTCTAGCTGTATCCGCAGCACCACTTTTAAATCCTTGCATCAGTTCAGATATGCCAAAGTTTAAATCAATATACATTTCTACTCTACTAATCAATGCATAAAACTCAGATGCTAGTGGCTGAGGAGCTGGATAATGAGGCTCTCCAAACTCTGGATTGTATTCAATCACAGCATTAGGATTAGCCCAATCTCTCTCAAGCTGTCCTACATCATCAACGCTTCCTTCTGGAACTAAAAGTTTTAGACCAGCAGATGCCTGAGCATGACTCAAAGTCAATGAGAACAACTTGTTAATCAATCTCTGTGAATCCTTAACCTTGTTTACATCTGACTTAGGATAAGGAGTGTTTGTCCAAATATTTGGGACTGGTACTATGGGATAAGTGTCGGTATTGAGGATTTGCTCATAAAGGAGAACTTGACCGACTGTTGCGACATGACGAACTCTAGTTTGTAGTACTTCGACAGCCTCGACCAGTCCCGACTCTATCAAATGAGAGTTTTCAGATAGAATGTCTTGAAATGTTTCTAACTCAACAATTTTTTCTTCTTGAGTTTCTTTATTAAATAATCTATAATAAGGAACTTTGATTTTTTCAAATCTCTCTATAATCCTATATTTCTCGTAACCTTCTCTATCATAGTCCTTTACAACGTCTGGTGTAAAAGAAGATGAGGAGTTTTTCTGTCTAGAAGTAGGATAATCTTCTTCATCTGTAGATGAATCAATACTGTCAATAATTTCTTCTAATTTAGGATAAAGTCCAAGTAATTGGTCTTTAGTAAGGATTGTAGATAATAAAATATGAGCAGCATCCGCATAGTATCGATCTCTAGACGCAGGATCAACGTACACACGGAATGGATTAATGCTTGTAACTTTAACATCGCCTCTCCCATAATCTGATTCTGGGTCTAAAAAAACATAGAAGTACCCTAACCCAGTAACTGCATAGTCGTGAACAACTTGCTTGAAGTGAGTGTTGCAATCAGAGATATCCCAGACATATTCTAGGATTGTTCTCCATACATTTGATAATTTATAATCAGAGTCTTCTCTTGCGATAGCAGAGAACTTTGGATTTCTGGATGTAAGTAAAGACTTTAGTTTATCAACAGCAGCATATACTCTGTCAATAATAAAATCGCCTTGCCCAACAGATTGGAGCATTGCAGATTCTTCAGACGAATAATGATTACCTAGAGAAAAATCAATAGCATCTCTAGCTTCAGTCTCCCAATTCGCCCTAGCGTCTCTATACCTTCTCCATAACTCTTTATTGCTTTGAGCTTCTTCGTGCTCAGCAAAGGTTTCTACGTAGTTAATAACGGTACTCCTTTAAGATATCTATATATATAATATAA